ATTATGATTTAGAGTTTGGCGATAGCGGATCTATATCCCAAGATGTAAATTTAACTACTAATACTATTACCCAAGATATGTTGGATAATGGAATTACCCTTACTCAAGTAACTGAAGTTCAAAACGGAGAATGCGGAGTAAGTGGATGCTGGGGAGGTACTGGCAATGCAGATAGTTTTACAATTAATCTTAATATAAAGAATAGTTCTGGCACAGTTATTGCAACCATGACAACTGTAAGAACAGATGTAACGGGTATTAATGGAGCCAATTTTACAGATACACTTATTTATACTGGTACTGGTTCAAATGTAGGAAACACTATTATTTCTGGAACAGATGCTAATGCTCCAGCTACTCTTGGTGGACCCAACTTAGACAATATTTCTTTAAAGATGACGTATAATAATGTTGTTTTAGAAGTTGAAACACAAGAGGCTTTAAAAGAATTTGAAGAAACAATTTTATTTGAAGAAGAAGAAAGTTTTTTTACTGAAGAGTTTGTTGAATTATTTACTGAAGAAATACAAACTATAGCAGCATCTTCATTACCCGCAGAAGAAAAAGCGGTAGAGATAACGGCTGCTATCATAGAGTTTGAAGAAAAGACAGAAACAAAAGTAACCAAAGCTGAAATCCAAACTACTGCTTTATTACCTCCACCAACAATGATGGAGGAAAAAGAAGAAGAGAAACCAGCAGAGATAGCAATGGCTATTATGGAAGAAACTCAAGAAGAGGAATCTCCAGAACCTAAAGAAGAAGTAATAGAAGAAACTGAAAATGCACAAGAAGAAGAAAAAACTGAGAGCAAATCAGAAGTTAAAACAGAAGAAAAACAGAAACCGAAAAAGCAAGAAAAGTCGAAGAAAGTAAAAAATAAAGAAACTAAGTCAAAGAATACTAAAGTTGCAAAATTAGAAGAAACTATGGATAAGGTAGATAAGGTAGTTAAAGATACTGCTAAAAACCTTGAAGTAAAAAATATTATAAAACTAGATGCTATGCAAGGCGATATGGTTTTAGCTGAGTATATGAACCAAAAGTTTTATAAGAGTAAAGATATATATTTAAACCAGATTATAATGTTTGATAATAGAAACATTTATAACAATGTTAGTTTGGCAACTTACATTAGTAATGATCCAATAAACATTAAAGAAAGTATCTTACAAGACATTAACATACAAAAACAAAAACTATTAATGGAGATAGAGGTATTAAGAAATGGATAGCATAAAGAAAAACTTAACTAACATAGTTGTTATCATTGGTTTAATTGGTTCCATTGGAGCTGGCTTTTCAAAGTTTGCAAAGATGGAAAGTACGATTGAGCAATTATCAAATCAAACTACTATAGATTATTCTTCTCAAATAGCTGTACTTGAAGAAAAAGTTGCAGCATTAGAAAGTAAAAAATCTGTAGATGTATCTGGTATAGATACTAGATCTAAGATTAATGAGAAATCTATTAAGTTACTTGAATTAAAAATTGAAGAAATAAAAGCTGCTGCAAATCCACTTGGCGGTTAAATGCCTAAAAAACTTTGGAAGAAACCAACTGTAATAGTAATGGATATAGGTAAGTGCCGTTATTGTTTAGCTGAGATGAATAACCAAGAAAGTTTTGTAGTTTTTTTAGATAAAACTAAAGCTCATTATCAATGTATGAAAGATGATGATGAGCAAAGAGCTTTAGATAAAACTTACGAATAATTACAAGAGTTTTGTTAGAGTGTATGATGGGTCAACTAGACACCACCCAATAAAATAAGCGTTATTTTATAGGCATAATTGTCAACTAAAATTATACAATTTAAGAAAGAAAGTGTTATATAACAATAACAATTTAACGGAATGGCGTTAGGTTCAAATCCTGCCGCCCCGACCATTTAAGCGTTGGTAATCAATGCTTATTTTTTTTCTTAGAGTGAAACTGAGAGTGAATTATTAAAGAGGGGAATTAATTTTCCCCTCCTTTTTTTTTGCGTGTTATAAACCTTTGCCAAAAGTATTTTCGTATGACAATTCTCTTTCTAACTTAGGGAGCATTGGTCTATATCTTGCTTGTAGCTTTCTTTCTTCTTCTATATTCTTATCTACTTTAGCAAAATGCTTTAATATCATGTTATGATATTGTTTATTAACTTTATCCAACACCTCTTCTGGATTACTTTTAAAGATTAAATTAATGTCATAACCTTCCTTTTTTAAAAGTAAAAATAGCTTATCCGATGCAATACCATTTTGTGTTTTCTCTACCTTCTGTATTTGTTGGAAGGTGCAACCAATGGCTTTTGCGTGTTGTGTTTGGTTCTTTCGTCTTGGCAATTTACATTGCGTACCATTACCATTATCTACAACTTTATCTAAGAACCTAAATGCAAAGAGAAACTTTGCAATTCTTCCTTTTTCATGTAGCGCATCCATGTTTATCCTTTTATTAAATTGTTAATGGCAGCTTTTCTTTTTGGTCTATTCATATCCAAATCTCTCTGATACCATCTTCCAAAAGTATTTAAGTTTAACCAGCCATACCTATCCATAAATTGTTTATCGGTTAGGAATTGCTGATCTCTTACTAGAGAGGAGTTGAATTTTCTAAATACAGAGAAACCACCTTGCCATTTAATGCCAAGTCTTTTGGTTACCCTGGTTAATCTTTTATAAACTCTGTCTTTGGTTAAATTATTAAATACTCTTCTGTGATCTTTTACTTTAGTTATAAATCTTGATTTTATATAAATCTTAAATAGGTTTAATAATTCATCTGATATTTCTACTCTTCTTCTTGATGTTCTTGTCTTTAAAAAGTTAGCTCTAAAGTTAGACCAACGATCCAATGAGTGTCTAAAGAATACAGTACCTTCATTATAATCAATATCATCTTCACAAATGGCTACTGCCTCATTAGTTCTACAACCCGTTTCAGCACCCAATCTATATAAACATTTATCTCTTAAATTCTTTTCGCTTTCTATAAGTTTAACCACATCGGCATAAGAGGGTAGGATAATGTCTTTAGGTGTATCGCCAAATGTATTTTTATTAAATTCAAAATCTAATATATCTAAGTCAACCTTCCATTTATGTTTCTTACAAAACTTTAAAAATTTCTTAAATTCACCAACACATTCTTTAACTACCTTTTTACCTATAATTTCAGTAGATCTACCACCCTCGCTATCAAATATGTATTTCTTGGAACGTAGGAGCTTTTTAAGGGTATATCCCTCAAAATCTGATGCGAGGTACTGGTGTAGGTACGTTTTATTAATATACGGCTGGATATGATGCTTAATATAGCCAACTTGTACTCTATTATACTCTTCCGTATTTAATTCATTGCTTAATACAGATTTAACATAAAGATTAAAAGCATTATCAAATTTAATCTTATCATCTGGACCAACTATATCTTCTGGATTTAAACTTTTAATATAAATTTTAGCTTGTCTCTTTTGGTTCAGTTCAAACTTAATAGTTTTACCTTTGTGTCTTACAAAAAACTTTTTACCCGTATCGGTAATGGCTTGTATATTATAATGATTATTAATTTTAACTAACCAAAATTTCATATAACAAATCAATACAACTATATTGCTAATCTGTCAATGAGTGATTGACAATTTGGCTTTTCTTTGTTTAGGCGTAGCGAGGGTGTACTAAGTATATGACTTAGTTTAGAATTATTCTAAAGTAGTTAGTTATGCTTGTAGTTTAACTAACTCGTCTTGTAACTGGATCACATCAATAAGTTTTGCGTGAGCCTGTTTAGAGAGAGAGGCAATTCCTGGCGGATATATTCCATCATTCTTGCTTTTAAGTCTTGTAATTTTAGCATTAAGACTTTTTCTCTCCTTTTCCTTTGTCTCGATTTTCTTTTCGAGATGTTGGTAGTGTGTTTGCATTGGTGTCTACCTCCTTTATCCTTTGAAAATCGTAACTTAAAGTTTTGTTATCTATTACGATCTTAGCAGCTTCACTTGGCACACTCGCTTGGGAAGCCGTGTCTAGATTTTTAAATGTTTCAGTTGCAGTAAATGAAACTGATCCAGACCAGAATTTTTCGTACTTACCCATTTGGGTAATCTCTTTCCTTAATCATTTCTAAATAGTGAATGGCTTTATTGATGTCTTTTATTTTGCCTTTTTTTTTGTGTCTACAGATGTATTTTATAGCGCAACCCTCTGAAAATTCAAGCCTATTTTCGTTTATGAATTGAGCTGGTTGGATCTTCATATCCTTGTAATGATCTCCGTCTACTTGCTTTTCTAAACTGCTATAAATTATTGGTTTAAACATTTCAGAATTTGTCATTTTATTATTTGTATACTTCTTGCTTTGCCTCTTATTCTTTTTAGCCATCCTCTTTCCTCTAAATTAGTTACATAAACATTAACAGAATTTTTTGATTTTAAACCAGCCGCCTCCGCAATTTCTTTATACGAAGGCGGATAGTTTTTTTTAGCAATATAATTTTTAATAAACTTAAAAAGTTTTAGTTGTTTTTTAGTTAAACCATATTGCATTGTTTCCCCTAAAATTGACTTGCAAATCCATCATCTGCTGGCTTATCTCCGCCAGTTTTTTTGATGGTAATTTTCAAATCCTTATTTTCTTGGATATAACAAGATGCCTCGCACCAAGTACCATTAATCGTAAAGTTCTTACGATAAGGTTTCCCAGATTTTTGATTTATCTTTTCACTATCTACCAACACCAAGTCTGGTCTTTTATCTCCAGCTTGTTTGTCAGCATTCCTTTTCATTGAAAAGGTTGCGATCCAATTAGGATCTTTTGGTTTTTGAAATTCAGCCATATATATTAACCTCCATTAAATTGCTGGTTTCTATTTAAAAAGGCTTGTTTTAATTTTTCATACCTTTCTAAATCTTGTTTCTTTAGCTCTGCTAAAAAATTCTTATTTTGACTTGCTATCTGATCTAAGTTTGCTTGATGACTAGCGTTTTTAATTCTTTCTAAAATGATAGTTGCCTGGTTTAAATCGACACCCGTATTTTCATTATAGTTTTGTTTTTTATTATCTAGTTCTACGTCTGAATAAACTTCACCATGTATACCAAGAGCTTTTAATATGGCTCTATCAACGCTGCGCTTTTCAGCAACTGCTACAGGGTAGGGGAAATCGTTATTTAAAGGAGATACTTCTCCAAGTGAATAAAATGTTTTGGCATTGTATTTAGCTCCAGCTTTAACTACTGCACAACCTTTTTCTAAATTACAATGTATTAAATTAATATCAGTTTCAATGCCGTATAAATTTGCTAATTTTTCTACTTCTAAATGTTTAATTGCATATTTACTTGGACCAATCTTCCACATACCACCATTTGCTTTTAGTTTAGCAAGATAAGGTTTAAGTGTGTTTAAATGTATTACTTTAGACATAAGAACTTTCTGATAGCCAGATGTATGAATGAAGGGAAAGATTACTGCCGTAATTAAAACCCCTGTCTAACATCTCTGTCAAACGCATCTGGCTACCTTTATTAGTAAAGTGATGACTTATAACTAAGAGGGAGATAAGAAAAACAATCAATATAAGGAGCAAACCTTTTGAATTGTTTTTTTCCTTTACTAATTTTTTTTTAAGCAGCCACATTTGCGGATTAATAGTTGATGTATCTCGTCTCATATCATACCCCACAATTTCATTGCTGCTTGCTTGTGATCCCCTAAACCATTCCAAAAGAAATGTTCAAAATCACACGGAATATCTTGATGCCAAGTAGTTTTACCAGCGTGGTTTTCCATAACTCTTTCTCTACGCTTTGCAACTATTGCCATTTTATTTAATTGTAATTGTAAATTTTCTGGTTTTAAATCATCACAATTTTCTGGAGTAAAAAGATTATAATCTTTTTCAGAAAGAACTAATAAATGTGGTTTTTTTTTTTTATTATTTGCTAACCAGTAAAAAGCAACTTGTAAAATATGATCTTGCCAACCTAAATAACCTTCATCTATTTTGGGTAAAGAATAATTAGATGTACCATCTTTTCTTGGTCTGTTTTTTTTTCTCCATTTAGTTTTTATTTCAACAAAATTTTTTTCATCTTCTATGTCTATTCTACC